GGATTATGATATTATTTCAGAATTAACTACATTTGCACAGAGAGCAAATTCATTTGAGGCAGAAGAAGGTTGTAATGATGACTTGGCAATGTGTTTGGTTATATTCTCATGGTTATGTGCCCAAGATTATTTTAAAGAAATGACGGACAACGATGTTCGTAAAAGAATATATGAAGAACAGAAGAATCAAATAGAGCAAGATATGGCTCCATTTGGATTTGTATCAGATGGATTTGAGGATATGAATAGTTTTACTGATAATGAAGGTGATAGATGGAATGTTGATGAATATGGTGATAAATCCTATATGTGGGACTATCGATGATAAAAAAGTGCATGTAAATAAAGGAAATAATAAATATTTCTAGAATAAATTCGGATTGCGAGAGGAAATTAAGATGCCGCTAAACCTAGCATCTCCTGGAATTTTGGTAAGGGAAGTTGACCTAACCATAGGAAGGGTTGATCCCACAACAGATAAAATTGGTGGAATTGTTGGACCTTTTGCACAAGGACCAGTAGCAGAACCTATACTTATTAATAATGAAAATAATTTGCTTAATACATTTGGGCAACCGTATGATGTAGATAAACACTACGAAACATGGTATAGTGCATCATCATACTTAGCATATGGTGGACAACTTAATGTTGTTAGAGCAGATGATAGTGGATTAAAAAATGGATTTATTGGAGAAGCTGCAAACGTAAAGATTAAAAGTGTCGAACATTATGAAGAATTAGGATATGATACTAATGTTCTTTCTACTGTAACTGTTGCTGCAAAAAATCCAGGATCTTGGGCAAATGGTATTAAGGTTGCAGTAATTGATAGTTTAGCAGACCAAACTTTGGGTGGAATAGATACTACTCCTGTTGGTGTTGGTGGAACAATTTTAGTTGGTTATGGAGTAACTCAAGCGGTTCCAGATGGAACTGTTGTTTCAAAAACTGGAGTTGGTGCTGGATCAACTGAGTTGATAGATGGTTACTTCAAGGGTATTGTAACTAATGTAGGTACTACTACAATAGATGTTAAATTTCTCAGTCATGTATCCACGGCAGGAACCGAAACTCAAAAGGATTATAATAGCATTTACAAATTTAGTTCAACTGGAAGCGTTGCTATTCACACTAATGGACAAGCAGCATCATATGCTTCAACATCATATACTTCACAATTAGATTGGTTTGATCAACAAGAACTTGAAGTTTCTACTGCAACTAGTGGTAATACAACAACCACTTACAATACTATAAAATGGAATACTTTAACTGAGAAACCAGGAACTTCAGATTATGCAACCTCAAGAGGAGCAAGATTTGATGAAGTTCATGTTGTTGTAATTGATGCTAAAGGAACAATTACTGGTAATGCAGGAACAGTTCTTGAAAAACATTTAAATCTTTCTAAAGCAAAAGATGCAGAGTTTTCTGTTGGATCCCCTTCTTATTGGAGAAAATATCTTCAAACTAGTTCTGAGTATATTTTTGGTTTAAGTGAACCAGCAGGAGTTGTAACTACTGGATATAGCAGTGCCTTTACACTTGATGGTGATGGTGGATGGGATCAAGATGCAGAAGGAGTTATCTTCAATAGTATTGGTAAATTAAATGGAGAACTATTAGGTGGTTTAAATTATGGTGGAAAGACAGATCTTACCACTACAGGAGCACTTGACTCTGGTTTAGATGATTTGGTTGGTGTAAATGGGTATGGTTTATTTGAAAATGATACTGTAGTAGATGTAGATTTTCTTATTCAAGGATCTTCCAAAGGTGGAGAAAATGAAACAAGAGCTCTTGCTACTAAGTTAATTGCTATTGCTGAAAAAAGAAAGGATGCCATTGCATTTATATCTCCTTACAGAGCAGCAATGATATCTGATACATCAGATCAAAGTGCCGCTACTATTTTAGATGATGACTCAATTACTAATAATGTAATTAATTTCTTTGATCCGATAACATCATCTTCATATGCAGTATTTGATACTGGTTATAAGTACATGTTTGATAGATTTACTAACACATTCAGATACATTCCACTTAATGCTGATATTGCTGGAACTTGTGCTAGAACTGATATTAACCAATTCCCTTGGTTCTCACCTGCAGGTACGGCAAGAGGTACAATTCTCAATGCTGTTAAATTAGCATACAATCCTACTAAGGAACAAAGAGATCGTTTATATTCTGCACGAATTAATCCTGTTGTTTTCCAACCTGGATCAGGAATAATTTTATTTGGTGATAAGACTGGATTTGCCAAGGCATCTGCCTTTGACAGAATTAACGTTAGAAGATTGTTTATCTTCCTTGAAGATGCAATTTCTGCTGCTGCAAGAGACCAACTTTTCGAGTTTAATGATGAGATTACAAGGACAAACTTTGTAAATATAGTTGAACCATTCCTACGTGATGTTCAGGCTAAACGAGGAATTACAGATTATGTGGTTATTTGTGATGAAACCAATAACACTGGTGCTGTGATTGATGCAAATGAATTCATTGCAGATATATACATTAAGCCTGCAAGATCAATTAACTTCATTGGTCTAACATTCGTTGCCACGAGAACTGGCGTTTCATTTGATGAAGTAATCGGTAACGTTTAATTAATTAAGAGGTTTAAAGACAATGCCAAGTAGAGTTCAACAGAACAGTATTCCACTAAGAAAAATTAGTGATTTTAAAAGTAGATTAATCGGTGGTGGTGCTAGGCCAAATCTCTTTGAGGTTGAATTAGCATTTCCAAATGCTGTTGCTGTAGAAAGCGAGGTTTTAGCAAAAGCTAGAATTTTAGTTAAAGCAGCAGCACTTCCAGCATCAACGGTTGCTCCTATTGAAATTCCCTTTAGAGGTAGGATTTTAAAAATTGCTGGAGATAGAACATTTGAAACATGGACTATCACAGTAATTAATGATACTGATTTTATGATTCGTTCAGCCTTTGAAAAATGGATGAATGTGATTAATAAAATGGATGATGGAACTGGAATTCAAAATCCAGAAGATTATCAAAAAGATGCTATAGTTCATCAATTAGATCGTGATGGTGGTATTCTTAGATCTTATAAGTTCTGGGATATTTTTCCAACTAATGTTTCTGCTATTGATATGAGTTATGAAACAACTGATACCTTAGAAGAATTTACTGTAGAAATGCAAGTTCATTGGTGGGAAGCATTTAAAGGAACCAGTTCTGCAGCTGGTGGTGAAAATATAGGATAAATAAGCTTAGTAAAAGACTAAAGACTTTATAATATGGCCAAACTTTTTGGATTTTCAATTGGTGACAAGGAAAAAAAATCCCCTTCCGTAATATCCCCCGTTCCTCAAAATAATGAGGACGGGGTTGATAATTATATTAGTAGTGGATTTTATGGTTCCTATGTTGATATTGAAGGTGTTTATAGAACCGAATTTGATCTAATAAAAAGATATCGTGAAATGGCATTACATCCAGAATGTGATGGTGCTATTGAAGATGTTATCAATGAAGCAATTGTTAGTGATTTGTATGATTCTCCAATAGAAATTGAATTATCAAATTTAAATGCTAGTGATAAATTAAAAAAAGTAATTAGAGAAGAGTTTAAAAATATAAAAGATATAATGGATTTTGATAAGAAATCCCATGAAATACTTAGAAATTGGTATGTGGATGGTAGATTATATTATTTGAAAGTGATTGATATGAAGAAACCCCAAGAGGGTATTAAGGATCTGAGGTATATAGATCCTATGAAGATGAAGTATGTTCGTCAAGAAAAGAAAAAACCTAAGGGCCAACAAGTCTTGGATATGAATAAGGGTTCTGATAGTGCTAAGTATGTAGAACCAGAAATAGAGGAATACTTCATTTATACACAAAAACCAAGTTACCCATCAGGAATGGTGAGTGGTGGAGGTGGTAATAAAGGAATTAAAATTGCAAAAGATTCTGTTACTTATGTAACCTCTGGTCTAATTGATAGAAATAAAGGAAGTGTTCTTTCATATCTTCATAAAGCAATTAAAGCACTTAATCAACTTAGAATGATTGAAGATAGTCTTGTAATTTACAGATTATCAAGAGCACCCGAAAGAAGAATATTTTATATTGATGTTGGAAATCTACCAAAAGTTAAAGCAGAACAATACCTCAGAGAGGTAATGTCTCGCTATAGAAATAAACAAGTATACGATGCCAATACTGGTGAAATTCGTGATGATAGAAAGTTTATGTCTATGATGGAAGATTTCTGGTTACCACGTAGAGAAGGTGGTAGAGGAACAGAAATTACTACACTTCCTGGTGGACAAAATCTAGGAGAACTTTCCGATATTGAGTATTTCCAAAAGAAACTTTATAGAGCACTTGGAGTTCCTGAATCGAGAATTGCATCTGATGGTGGATTTAATTTAGGTCGTTCATCTGAAATATTAAGAGATGAACTTAAGTTTTCTAAGTTTGTAGGACGTTTAAGAAAACGTTTTGCACATATGTTTACTGATATGCTTAAGACACAATTAATTCTTAAAAATATTGTTACTCCAGAAGATTGGGAAATAATTAGTGAACACATTCAATATGATTTCATTTATGATAATCAGTTTGCTGAATTAAAAGAAACTGAAATGTTGAATGAGCGTTTAGGTTCACTTGCAACTATTGAACCATATATTGGCAAATACTATTCAAATGAATATGTTCGTAAAAGAGTTCTTCGTCAAACTGATGCTGAAATTTTAGAAATTGATGATCAAATTGAACAGGAAATTAAAGATGGTATTATTCCAGATCCAGCAGCAATTGATCCTATAACAGGAGAACCATTACCTGATGAAGGTGATATGGGAATGATGGATATGCCATTAGAAGCTGATGGTGCTATTACTAATGGACAGTTAGGAAAAGATACTAAGAAAGCAGAGATATAAATAAAGAATAGGATTATATTTATTTTTCATGGAAGAACTTGTTAATTTGATAGCTAATGATGCATCTGCAGCTGAAATTAGTGATGGTATTAAGGATGTATTATTTGCAAAAGCAGCAACAAAAATTGATGCTCAAAAGGCAAATGTAGCACTTTCTATGTTTGATACTGAAACTGAAGT